CGCACCGCTTGCTCGTTGCTGCGGTCTGCGTCTGTCTCATAGGTCGGCATTGTCCACCCACTCCCTCATAATCATTACGCCCCCATCCCAGCTCGTGGCGAAGGGTTCGTATTCGCTCTCGGCGCCAACCCACGCCTCATTGAGTGCGACGACCGGCAACACCCAGCGCACCGGGTGGCGGTCATACTTGAAACACAGCGCAGGCATGAAGCCGTCCTCGACCGAGCGGCACACTTGCTCCCACCAGTCATTGCGGAACCAAGTGCCCGACCCGTTGACAGCGTAGCGTTTGCATTCGATTTGGAATGGCGGCAGCACAAGGTCGGAGCAGTCTGCGACCTGATACTGGTCGAGGTTGCGACGCAACGGAGTGTCCAGACCAAGAGCCTCGGTCAGCTCGTTGGCGACCCATCGCTCGAAAGCCGCACCCTTCGCACGCTGTGACGCGCCCATCAGGTCACGCGCCTCGCGGCCTGCACGAGCTGGTCGAGCTTGTCGCCCCGACGCTCGAAGCGTTTGTCTAGTTCTTGTGACAGGATGTCGTCGGCCAGAGCAGCCATTGATCGATGCGCGCTACTCTTCAGCTCTAGCTTGAGTGCGTCGACAGTCGATTGCCGCAGACGCAACAGGGTGGGTTTTATATCGCTCATAAAAAAAGATATTAGGGGGCTTGTATTCTGATATCAACTAGCTTATATATAGATTATCGATAGAGAGAAAAGGAGATTATCGATGAGAAACACAGACCAAATCAATCAGGCGGTGGCACTAGAAGACATGCTTCCAAACTGCGGTGTCGTTGCAGTAGCCAACGCTGTTGGCGAAACGACTGACAAGATGATGCAGACATTCCGTCAGGTATGCAAGCGCGATGGTCGCTGGCAGGGCCGCACAAACTATGTCATGCGCCGCAAAGTGCTGAAGCATCTCAAAGTCAAATTCACGGAGAAGCGTGCAAGCGGATCGCTCAAAAAGTTTGTCGAATGGCAAACCGCGCGTGACAAAAAATATATCGTGACGCTGGGCGACCACATCGTGTTTGTATGCAATGGCATCGTGCATGACCAGCATGAAATCAAACCAGCCGACGAACACAAGTCTGCCAGCAAGCGTGTGAAATCATTTATTGAGGTGGCGGCATGACCGGCCCCCAACCCTTCATCCGGTATTACAATGGTCGCATCGGCTTTTGGGAATACTACCGCATCGAGGCGCCGACGCTTGAGTTCTTGGAGCGCGGCATCTCGGATTTCAAATCCGCTTGGGAAACCTACGAGCCCATCGTCGACAGCCGCCCGCAACAGCACGGCGACGACAAGTGGGTCGCAATCGTCAAACGATTTCACAGGAATTAGGCATGACTAAATACGTTGCATATTATCGCGTGTCGACAAAAGCGCAGGGGCAATCCGGCCTCGGCCTTGAGGCACAACAACACCTCGTCGCTCCGTACAGCGACGACATCATTCATTCATTTACTGAGGTTGAAAGCGGCAAGGTCGACAACCGGCCCCAGCTTGCCACAGCCCTTGAGCTGTGCCGGGAGACTGGCGCTTCAATCCTCATCGCCAAGATCGACCGCCTGTCACGCGACGCTGCGTTTCTCTTAACTCTCCGCAAGGCCGGCGTCGATATCGTGGCGGCTGATATGCCCAACGCCGGCACACTGGAATTTGGTGTGCGTGCTGTCGTCGCGCAGCATGAGCGTGAGGAAATCAGCCGCCGCACCAAACAGGCACTGGCCGCAGCCAAGGCGCGTGGCGTCAAGCTGGGCTCGCCTGACCCGCAGGCCGGCGGTCGCGCCTCTGGTGCGGCACGCCGTGCCAAGACTGCGAGCATTGCAGACAAGGCTCTGCCAATAATCACCGCGCTGCGCGATGCTGGTGCATCGCTACGCGCCTGTGCCCAGCGCCTCAACGAGGCGGGCATACCTACGGCGACCGGCAAAAGCTGGCACGCCTCAACCGTGCGCAACTTGGAAAAGGAGTACAATTATGCGTGACACTATCACGGACATCATGTCCATCTTAATCATCTTCGGCACCGGCTACCTGATGCTGTGCATCGGGCCCGGTGTCGAGGACGCAATCATTCAGGGAAGGTTAAAATAATGGTCGGGAAAGTTACACCAAATGATATTGTGAGTGCCAGCCGGGTGCCAGCACTGCTCAATGCGTCTCCGTGGGAGACGCCCAATGACGTAATGAAAACGTGCAACGCTGCGCGCGATGGTCAGCCCTTGCCGGGCATCGATCAGAATGAAGCGATGGCGTGGGGTGACGCATTGGAGCCCACTATTTTGCGCTTGGCATCTGTTCGCCTCGGCCTGTACAATACTAGGTTTGATTATGACACGGCGTTTTTTCACCCCGACCTAGCGTTGGCTGCGTCGCTCGATGGCACGGGCGTCGGGCACCACGTCTGGGAAACCGACGTGGACAAGGGCGTGTATTGCATGAACGCCGACGCCATAGACACGACCGGCCCCGGCGTGCTTGAGGCCAAGAACACGGGCAGCCAGCCGGAAGATATACCGGCGCCCTATCGTGGCCCGCTACAGCTACAGGCACAGATGATGTGTACGGGCTACCAGTGGGGCGCGGTGTGCATCCTGTATCGGGGCACCGAGATGCGCATGTTTGTTTACGAAGCCGACCCGGTTGTGCAGAAAAAAATTTCAGACGCCATCAAAGACTTTGAGCTGCGCCGCTTGGGGCCAGACTGGTATCCTGCAATGACAAGCGCCGATGCCAACACGATTTACGACAAGGTCGATGACGGTGCCGGTGAGATTGACTTGGATGCAGCGGGCGGCAATGACTTCCTGTCTGATTTGATTATCGCAAAACGCGATAAAAAAATTGCAGAGGAACGCATCGCTGATGCAGAGACTGCGCTCAAGGATGTGCTGGGCGTTCACGAAAGCGGCTTCGGCACGGTGGGCAACCAGCACTACAAAGTGCTGTGGAAGATGCGAAACTACAGCGCGCAGAAAGAGAAGGTCGTGCCTGCCAAGCCTGCACGCACGGTGCGGCAGAACACGCTAACCCTGAAGGAGCTTGACCAATGAACGTGACGCCAAAGCAGGCCGAGCTGTTGTCGGTTATCAAAGAGTTTCAGGAGCTGAACAATTACTCGCCGAGCATCAAAGAGCTGGGCGAGCTGACCAACAAAAGCTACACCGCCGTGCGTTGCATGTTGGTGCAGCTTGAGGATCGGGGGCGCATCCGGCGTGTGCCGGGCGCCACCCGTTCTTTAGAACTATTATAAATTAAACGGCTGGTAAGACTTGCCGTCATAAACCAACGCCTGCTGCCGGTTGTGGATTGGATTGTAGCTACAATGCACCCACCCGGCGGCAGGGTCGTTGGGGTCGTAGTACTCCAGAATGAGCTGGTCAAACTCGACGTTATCAATCAGCCACTTTGCCAGCTCGACATTCGCCACACCCGGAACCTCAAAGTCTACAGCCTGCCCCTTCGCGTGCTGGCTGTTTTTGCTTGAGCCTATGGCCTCGCACAGGGCGGGGCTACGATAGCCAGAGGACGGCGCTATGGGCACTCCGTAATGTTCCCTGACTGGTTCTAGGATGTTCTCACAAACAGCCCTGAGACAGCTTGTATGGCCTTCTGAGGGGGTGTTCTTTATGCCCCGGCGCAGAGCCGTTTGGCTCTTTGTCATCTCGGCCAGCGTGAAGTGTTTGGAAAGACGCACCGGGGTACTCACTTTTTTCTAAGGCTCATCAGCTTGTCGGCGCCTTTGATGCCGAAGCTGCTACTTATGGCTATAAACAAGAGGTACTGGTACCAACTAGGGAGACTTTCAAGAACTATGAAAGCCTCTCGCACACCTGCCCGCGTGGGCTCATATAGCGTGAAGGGCAGGGGCAGTAGTAGCACCACAAGCGCAAGCTCGTCTTTCCAGCTTCCCTTCGTTGCGTCGGCCATAGTATTCTCCCACGCGACCTCGCCAGCCGCGACCTTTTTTGATACCTCCGCATCTGCCTCTGCCTTTGCGACACGCGCTCGTGACTTTGCCTTCGTCTCCGATACTTTACCATCGACATAACTTCCGGCGACGCCCAGCACTCCGCTGATTACACTGCCCCACATTTTTTTCTCCGATCATCAATCTCTTTTAAAGTTTCATCGAGCTGCTTCAGCTCGTCGTTCTCCAACATCGTTGCGATGTCCAAATTCATACGCACAGTCCTGTGCCTAAATACAGGTTTAAAATACACCCGCCGCGTATCCAAAGCAACCAAACACAAAACGTCGACTGCGTTTGGATCGAGGCGGGTTTTTGACTTTGAGCCGCGTGCAGTTGCCCAGCGGTATCGTGGCTTGCACCTCGCATTTTTCTTGTCGATGGTCGGCTTCGATGATGTCTTGATTTCGCAGCGGTAGTGCTGCCCGGTGTCACGCATGATTAATAAATCAAAGTCCTGTTGCTGACACAGTATCGCCCGGTGCCCAAGGTTTTCTATCACACCGGCAGCTATCAGCTCCCCCGCCCTGCCTGTCTTCACTGCTGTTTTTTTGGGCGGCACCTGTGGTCACAAAGCCCGCAAAAACAATGCCCAGACGACGAGCCCAAAAATTCCAATGACGCCTGTTACGATGCCCACAAAAATGGCAAGCGCCTGCACGAACTCTTCACGGCGTTTTTTGGCAAGCGCCTCTTGCACCCGCCTCGACTTACGCGCCCGCGCTTGAAAGGCCTGCCAGTCTTTCCACAGTCCGGGGCGCCCCGACCAGATCATAGTTTCTTTGAGCTGCGCTTCTTGCTGGTTCAGTTTTTCCAGCGCCATAAATTCTTCGAGGTCACTGTTAGCAGTGCCGGGCTTTTTCTTTTTCTTTGCCCGACGCGATAGCTCTTCTTTCGCCCCAACATATTTTGTAATCGCGGAACCAGCGTCAGCTAACTCGCGCCCATTTTGAACAGCTTGCTTGATAACTGCAAAAGCAGCATTGGCAGCGGCAAGCTCGGCTAACATTGTTAAACCCCGTCGATAAGAATATTCAGCAACAGAACGATAGTGGCGCCGCCGGTTCCGACGATAACCATTTCAAGTCTCTTGATGCGGTTGAGCGTCTCCAACCAACGCTCGGCACAAATAGCCTCGTGCGTATCGATCTGCGTCTTGACCTGTGTTACCGTTGGCTTTGGCATCAATCAGCATCCGCAATCGTAAGTGTGCCAGCTTCTACTTGGCGTAGGATTTCGGCGTAGTGGCGGTTATCTGTATCAAGCGGCACAGTCATTGGAAGCCCATCTATGGTTGCTCTAATAGCTGTTTTCTCACCATCACGGGCTTGATATTTTGCAGACGTAATATTCATAGTGTTTTCCATAATTATAACTCCGCATCTGCTACAATTTGATAGGCATAGGCAGGTGCATCAGCACTTGTTCCCAAAAAATAACCAGTTAGTCCATTTGAATATGGGTTTGGCGATTGTGTAAATGTAACCAGTGCGCTGTCATTATATCGGACAATTCTATCTGCTGTAGCCGTAGAGTCACTGCGACCCGGATAAAATGTAATAGAGGGAGCAGCCCTCATTTGAACAGGCCATTGCAATGCTGGATATGCACGGTCATTAATTGCATCTAATCCAATAGCATAATACGGGCCTTTGCCAGCATTTGTTGCTACACCGGGAAACCACTCCTCACTTGACGTAGAATTGTCGCCTGATTTGTAATAATACCGCTGACAATCTAAATAAGTGTCACAGTATTTCTGCACTTCAAATTCAGTGGCTACAGAGCCAACCTCAAGTTGAATACCTGTAAGCTGTAGTGTCGCACTTCCTGTGCTTATCAAATTAGTTTGACCTGTTACACCAGCAAAGTTGCCATCGCCAAATGAACCTGCTGATTTTAAACGACTTGAACCATCGCCCAAAGACCAGCTTACTCTAAGCCCAATTCCATTAGTAGTTAACCAAGTTCCGCTTGTGTCGCCAGCAATAGTGTAAGTCTTCTGTTCCCAAGTATCTGCTGAATTAACAGTGTAAGAAAAAACAAATGAACGGTCTGCGGCATTATTCCGTATAGCCCCGCCAAATGTACCTGCAACACTTGATTTAACATAGAACGAAAGTGTAAGAGTTTTCGCCCCAGAACCGCCATATCCTAAGTGATAAATATTTTGACCTTCAATTCTTTGAGTAATCCCATAAAAGTCACCCGATGCAATGCTACTATCTGCGCTTGTTACCGTTGCAAGAATAGAATTATTAAACCCAGCAGGACTGTCAGTAGACTGAGCGAGAGTAAATGTCCCACCAGCGGCGGCAAAACCTTTAAACCTATCTACAGCACCCATTAATTCGCCGTTGTTAACAGTTCCCGTTGCCCTTTGATTTACTTCTGCCGCGCCATTAATAATCAAATTCTTCCGCCCTTCAGGTGCGCTTGCAATTTGTGCTAACTGTCTTGCTTTGCTTGCCATCTATTCAGCCTCCTTAACAAGCCATCACGACGCACGGAACAAGATAAGTACCGTCATCGTATGTATGTGAAACTTGTGTTGATGTTACCTTTGCAATCGTTTTCGAGCGCACAATGTCATCACCCTGCGGCTTGGCAGTGCCATCACCCGCAGACATCAACAGGTCGCCACGAGCAACAGTCGTGCCTTGAGCAATGCGGATAACCATATCACCTGTCATCGCAACATTCATGTCATTGAAACCGTCATCATCGTTGTCCCAATTTACGAACACTCCAGCGACATTTGCGTCACCCTCAACAGATGACACAGCCATACAGTTTAACTGCTCATTATCTTCAGTGTAGGCATCTTTACCATCAACAGCATCGTGCGCCCAGACTGCCATTTGGTCTAGGTTGGTCATTACCGTGCCTTTGACAATGGATGTATCTTTTGTGCCATCCGTAAGCTGTGACCAACGTGACAAGTGACCACCATTGTAACTTACAGTGGTTCCCGAAACAGCAATATTCCCTTCAATATTACCGTTTTGAGCAAATATGATTAAAGAGCCATCACCCGAACTAGCTGTGCGGTTCATATAAATACAAGCAGCCCCACTCGTATTTTTTGTTATCCAAACTGAACTGTTAGCTGATGTAACGGGTTGCATCTCAACGCCCGCCGTGTCCCCACTGGAAGAACTTTTACCAAATAAAAACCTGCCGGAAGAATCAAGTTGCATAACCTCAGTTGTTGTTCCGCTTGCCGCTCTTTCATACTTCAAATCACCGCCATCAACAGACAACCTGTAATCGGTGTAAATGTCAGCCCCAAAAGTATCATTAGCCCCACGCATAAACTCAAGGGCTGGAACAGGAGACGAATCTGTATCGGCATGAATACGAAGCGTAGGGTCTGCCGATGAAGTTTGTATGGTTAATTCGTGTGCTGGCGAATCAGTACCAATTCCAACATTGCCCGAATCGTCAATGGTAACTCTGGTTCCAGTGCCGCCACCTTCATCCCAGTTGTCTATAAACTCAAGTTTTCCGCCGCTTGATTTGATGTCCCAATAAGACCCCAGACTATCGCTTGCACCTGTCTCAGCCAGTCGCAATGTTGCTTCTGCAGAAGCAGACGATGTTTCGGTGTCTCTAATAGTAACAATAGGATTTGCACCACGAATTTCCGCAATGGTGTCAGGTGAGTCTGTGCCAATCCCGACTCGATTATTCGTGCTGTCAACATGAAGGGTGTCGGTGTCAAACGATACATCACCTGTGATGCCACCACCAAATCCAACAGCACCACTAAACGTACCACCAGCAGTTTTGGAAACCATATCTGCGGTA